GACGGCGGACTATGAACGAATGTATGAAGCCGCTGTTGAAATGGCGCGCAGCCTTATACGGGAAACGAACGCAAAGGGCGAGAAGATACTAAGGCTTCGGGCGGAGGTAAGGGAGCTGAAAGAGCAGGCGGAAGAATTGCGCTTTAACCCGAACCACGACCCCAAAAACGGACGGTTTACGAGTGGGAGTGGGGGCGGAAGTGGAGTGAATAAGGTAGGAAAAATTGACATTCGGAAGTATAAGTGCATTACATCAGATATTATAACAGATGAGGTTGTTATTACAAACAAGCAGATAGATCATATAAAAGAAAGACATCCCAACGATTATGAAAGATTCAGTGCTTATTTTAAAGAGATTATTGAAAACCCGGATTATATTATTGAAGCCAACAGACCAAGTACCGCATTGATTTTAAAAGAAATTCAAAAAAATGGCGAGAAATTTAAAACTGTTTTACGTCTTGTTACATCTTCGGATAATCCAGAGTTTAAAAATTCTATTATCACGTTTATGAAAATTAACGAAAAGGATTGGAAACGTATAATAAAAAATAAAAAAGTACTTTACAAATCGGAATAATCATGCTATAATACTAGTAAGATAAGAAAGGTCATTTGAGGTGGAAAATTTCGTACAATCCACACGCCGACGGTATGACAGGGGAAACCCGAGAGATGCAGGAGAACTGTACGCCTGCCAAATGACCAATATTCTAAGGGAACAGCTTTGAGAAATCAAGGCTGTTTTCTTATGCGAAAAATATTTTTGAAAAACCTCTTGACTTTTGGGCTACATTAGTGTATAATGCAATTATGGGCTACAAAAGTGAGGTGATATGATGAGTCCGAGAACAGGCAGACCAACCGAAAATAAGAAAGGCACGCCGATACACGTTAGGCTTGATGAGAAATCAACTGAAATTCTTGATAAATATTCAAAGCAGGAAGATGTTAGTAGAGCCGAAGCAATTCGACGAGGTATAGCAAAGTTGGAATGCGACATAAAGAAATAACGGCAACGCTGCACCGTAGGAAGTAAAGCGTTACCGTTATCAACCCAAACCCACAAAGGATTTGTTAAATCTATTATAGCATATCCTCTGTGGAATGTCAAATATTTTACGGAGGTAATACAATGGAAAATTTACAGGTAATCAACCACCCGCAGTTCGGTCAGCTTTCGGTAGTGATAGTTGACGGAAAAGAAATGTTTAAAGCTAAAGATGTTGCAATAATGCTCGGATATGAGGACACAATCAACGCTGTTAAGCAACATTGCAAGGGGGGTGGTGAAACACCACCTCCCCACGAAAGGCGGAAAACAAACCGTTAACTTGATACCTGAGGGCGATGTTTGGAGACTTATTATTCGTTCAAAACTTCCGCAAGCGGAGATAATAGAAAAATGGATAATGGAAGAAGTTCTGCCGTCTATTCGCAAAAACGGAACTTATTCAATGAAGAGTAACAATATTCCCGAACAACTCACCCTTGAAACGGCGGAATACCACTACTACGACAAAACGTACAACGGGCAGCCCGTTATAAGTCTGGCGGATTTTGTACACCTTACAGGCGTGCCAAAGCACCGCGCTTATGGAATTTTAATGCGGCTCGGAAGTGACGGAAAACACTATTTCCGCCTTGACGGGGCTTCACTTGCAGCATTTAAACAGCAGAATCCGAGTTTTCCGAAAGCGGCGGTGCGGTGGTTCATCGTTGTTACGAAAGCGGGCTTTGAGCTTCTTATGAAAGAGTTCGGAAGCAAGGCGGGCGTTCCGCAGTGTTTTATTGAGGAAAACTCGGAGTATGTTCCCGGTTATTCTATGCAGGAACTTATGGGTTTTCTTGAACGTGATATAGCTACTGTTGATGAATTAAGACAACGTATGCTTGAACCGTCAACGAAAAGCGAAGCCGAGCGTAACAGGAATAAACTTGTTATTGCATTGAAGCGGCTGAAATGGTGGTATTTTGATACCTCGACAATACGTATTTAAACAAAATTCAATAAATTCAGCGTTTTGCACTCGCGTGCAAGGCGCTTTTTTATTGCTCGAAAGGAGAAAAAATATGCGAAGAATAATCGAATTTCTCGAAGAACACGCGGAAACGATGATTGCGGGAGCGATAGGCGGGCTTGCGTCGGCGGTAATTCTGCTTACAATAAGCGGATAAAAAGCTGAATCAGGCAAATTCCCGAGCCGAGAAAGTAATAGGAAAGGAAGTGACCCGAATGGACGTGCGAAGCACGCGGGCTTACAGCTATGCCGCGTGGGCGGCGCAGGAGAATAACCGATATGTGCCGAAATATGTTCGGCTTCAAGCGCAGAAATGGCTTGAAATAGCGGACGGGGACGACGCAGGCGCGTTCATCGGCGAAGCAATGTTGAAAAAGGTCTGCAAACTGCTCAAAATCATCAACCACCCCGACCTTAATCAGCCAATGTACGACGCGCTCGAAGATTACGCGGTGTGGCTCGTTATCGCCGTGTTCTGCACCTTACAGCGCGGCACGGGTCAGCTTTACTACCGCACGGCTCTGCTCGAGATTTCCCGAAAGAATTTCAAGACGTTCACGTCTGCGGTAATATTCATTATCGGTATGCTTATTTCGCCGCGATTTTCGCGTTTCTTCTCGGTTGCGCCCGACCTTAAACTCTCAAAGGAGCTTCAGGGAGCTATCAGAAAAATCATAAAGTCCTCGCCGCTGCTCAGCGACGATAAGATAATCCGCGTAATGCGCAACGAGGTACGCTGTATTCTCACCGACAGCGAATACACGCCGCTCGCCTACTCCGAGGATAAAATGGACGGAAAGCTGGCGAATATATTTCTTGCGGACGAAGCGGGGGCAATGGACAGCTACCCTGTAGAAGCGATGCGCTCGTCGCAGATAACGCTTCGGAACAAGCTCGGCATTATCATAAGCACGCAGTATCCGAATGACAATAACGTGCTTATCGACGAAATAGACAAGGCGAAAAAGGTCCTTCTGGGACTGCACCCCGACAAGCGGTATTTCTCGCTGCTGTATGAACCCGATGAGGAAATACGCGGGGAATGGCAGACGAACGACCTTTGCATATACCAGTCGAACCCCGTTGCCTACAGCCACGACTACATATTCGACGACCTGAAAGACAAGCGAGCAGACGCGGTATTATACGAAAACAAGCGGCAGAACTACCTTTGCAAGCACAACAATATCATGTACAAGAGCCTCGGCGTAGAGGGGTATGTGGACGTTCTGCGGCTGAAAGAATGCAGGCGGCCGAAAGACGACGATTTCTGGCGCGGGCGCTCCGTTTTCCTCGGGGTCGATCTCTCGCAGACGTCGGATAACACCGCCGTCGCTATGGCTTGCTGCGTTGACGGAGTGGTATACGCGAGAGTTTTCGCCTTTATTCCCGCGGCAGCGGTTGAAACAAAAACGAAAAAGGAAAATGTTGATTACAAGGCTGCGATACGCGCGGGGGACTGCTTCCCGTGCGGCGAGGACATAATCGACTATGAATATGTGGAGCGGTTCGTACTCGGAATCGAGGAGCGATACGGCGTGCGCGTTTTACAGCTAGGCTTCGACCGCTGGAACGCGCTTTCTTCTGTGCAGAAATTCGAGAGCGCGGAAAATCCTATCGAGTGTGTTGAAATACGGCAGCATTCGAGCTTTCTGCATCCTGCGACAAAGCTGCTCGAAGAAAAGATAATGCAGCGGCAGTTCGTTTATGATGAAAATATGCTGCTTGAAATAAACTTTCAGAACGCGCGCTGCACGACCGACACGAACCTCAACAAATATGTCAACAAAAAGAAATCGGAGGGCAAGGTCGATATGGTAGTCGCGCTGATAAACGCTATGTATCTGCTCAATCTCGACCTGCTCGAACAGGACAAGCACGGCTGGGTAGTACAGTATTAAGGAGGAAAAAATGGGCTTATTTGGCAGAAGAAAAGAAACACGCGCCGCAGAAGTCGCGACAGACGGCGGGAATGACAGAATACTTCGGGGGCTGCTCGGCACGGCGGACGAAATGACGGTCGAAAAGGCAATGAATATCCCCGCCGTCGCAGGCTCGGTCAACCTTATTTCGGGGATTATCGCAATGCTCCCGATAAAGCTGTACCGCGAAAGCAGCGACCACAGCAGAACCGACGAAATTCGCGACGATACGCGGCTTAAACTGCTCAACGAGGAAACGGGCGACCTGCTCAACTCGTACCAGATGAAGCGCGCGATCGTCCGAGATTATCTGCTCAGCGGCGCGGGGTATGTCTACGTCAAGCACCACGGAAACAGCATTGTTTCGCTGAATTATGTGGACTGCACGGCGGTTTCGGTATCGAAAGACTACGACCTTATAAACAAGGACGCGCGCATTTTTATCACGGGCGGCTGCTATTTTCCGCATGAATTCATCATAATGTCGCGCAACACGAAAGACGGCGTGACCGGCACGGGAATAGTCAAGGAAAACGCCGAAATGCTTACGGGCATATACAACATGATAGTTTTCGAGAAGCAGCTCATACGCAACGGCGGCAGCCGCAAGGGCTTTCTTGAATGCGAACGCAAGCTCACTCAGGACGAAATGGACCTGCTCAGAAAGAAGTGGGAGGAGCTTTACGCGGACTACAGCAACGGCGTGATGATTCTCAACAACGGCATAAAGTTTGTCGAGGCTTCGAGCACGTCCGTTGAAATGCAGCTCAACGAAAACAAACAGACGAACAGCCGCCTTATTTACAGCATTTTGAACCTTTCCGAAGCGGTCGTAACGGGTACGGCGAACGACGAGCAGAACAGCGCGGCGGTAAAGTCGGCCATACTGCCTATCATAAAGGAGCTTGAAACGGCGATAAACCGTGCGTGTCTGCTCGAAAGCGAAAAGGAACGCAGCTATTTTGCGTTCGACGTTTCGGAGCTGCTCAAGGGCGATATTCTCAAACGTTATCAGGCGTATCAAACGGGACTTAGCGCGAATTTCTTACAACCCGACGAAGTACGTTACAAGGAAGATCTTCCGCCCCTCGGACTGGACTTTATCAAGCTCGGGCTTAACGACGTGCTTTATAACCCGAAAACGAAAGAGGTCTATACGCCGAATACGAATCAGACGGCAAGTGTGGAGGGCAAAAAAGACGGAGAGGTATTGCAAAACGATACGGAGAATGGTATAATAACAGAAAAAAGAGAAAACCCCTATCACGCTAAAGACGGTAAGTTTACTAATGCCCCGGGCAGAAAAATTAAATCTGTCACAATCAGTAATGAGGGCACAGTGACGGCGGTTTATGAAGCACAGGCTAAAACAAAGTATGCGCCGTCGCCGCAGAGAAATCATAGTGGTATAAAAGTTGGAGTAAAAACTTACAGTAAACTATGCGGAGAGTTTAATACTATTTATCCCGGTAACGAAAAAGGAAAAATCGGATATATAAGTAAAGGTAAGTATCGTTATAAAGCCGAATCAGACGGAGAGGGCGGAATCATTATACGAAAGAAATGGAGGCAGAATTAATTATGAAAAAAGAAGATTTAAACAAGAAGTATCAATCAGAATATCAAAAACGTATCATAGAACGCTTTGCCGATACAATTCCCGAATACGTATATCCGCCGAATGATGACGCTTCACGAAAAAATTATGACAAATACATGAGTTTTATTTATCTTCTTGAAGCTCCTGAGCAGTATCAAACGGCAGATAAAGTTATAGATTACTTAGAAAAATATCCGAAAGCCACAGTTGAAGATACTTGCGAGTATTTTGACGAGGTAACTCCTGACGGATTACCCCCGTGCGCTTCAGAATGGGAAGACGATGAGGAGGAAGAAGATGAAGCTGAATTATGACTGCATAAGGAGCGTACTCTTATATCTTGAAAAAGCCGTAACTATAGATAATGACCTAAAAATTGTAATTGTTAGGGTCGAGGATATTTTTGAAGAGCTTCCGAAATATGAAAACAACGAAATTCTGTATTCGTTATCAAAGCTGAATGAAGCAGGGTATATCAATGCTCAGCTGAGATTTGCAAGCGGAAGTTTCGTTGACGGATATGTCTCCGGAATAACGTACGCGGGACATGATTTTCTTGAAAAAGTCCGCGACAACAAAACGTGGACTAATGTAAAAAGTGCGTTGTCGAAAGTCGGTTCAACCGGTTTTATGCTTATCGGAGAAGCCGCGAAAGCACTTCTGCTTAAACGGCTCGGTGACGTAATTCAGTAAGCAAAATTCAATAAATTTAGCGTTTTGCAGAAATGCAAGGCGCTTTTTTATTGCCCAGAAAGGGGAAAACATGACAGAACCTATTGATTACAGAACAATGTATGAATGAGCGGCGGAGTTTGCACGTTCTCTGATACAGGAAGCGAACAGCAAGGACGAGGAAATACGCAGGCTCGAAGCGGAGATAAGGGAGCTGAAAGAGCAGGCGGAAGAACTCCGATTTAACCCTAATCACGACCCTAAAAATGGACGGTTTACAAGCGGGAGTGGGGTTGACATTTCGGGGGGAAGTGGTATAATAAGTAATAAGAGAATAAATCCGCCGAAAGATTATTCGTCACAATCTATAAAAGCTCTTGAAACGGGAATAAAAAAGGATTTAAAGCAAATCGAACGGCACAAAGACAAAATTGCAAATCCGTTTAAATACATTTCCACATGGGAGAATGAAAGCGAATATTACAAACGCGGTTGTTTAAAACACTGGAATACCGAGATTGTTAATTTTGAAAGGCAAATACAGTTTAGAAGAGACGAACTGGAAAGGAGAAAAGACAATGAATGAGCCTTTAGAATATGCTGTAAAAAGGGTTGTGGAAAAAGTCAATGATTTTATCAACGATAAGGAAATAAAAAAGAGCGAAGACTTTTACAGGGGTATGTCGTTGGCATATAAAATTGTTATTGAAACGTTACAAAACTCACTTGAAAGCGACGGCGTAGAATTAAATAAATTTGGTCTTGACTTCAACACAGATAATGTTCTTTAAAAAAATATACCAAAATTCAATAATCAAGCGTTTTGCACTCGCGTGCAAGGCGCTTTTTTATTGCTCGAAAGGAGAAAAAATATGGCGCAGTCACTAACCGCAAAGGCGGGAATTGTCACGACCGATTTTGGCCGCGGCGTGCAGGAAATACGCGAGAAGCTGAAACAGCTCAACACGTCGCTCGAGGAGAATAAGCAGGAACTTAAAACGGCGGCTAAAGAAGCGAACAACCTGCGTAAGGCACAGCAGGAGCTTGCTTCTCAAATGGAAAACGGCGGCACGGACGAGCAGAAGCGGCAGATGAAGCAGCTTTCCGACCAGCTCGCACAGGTCAATGCTCGGATAGGTACGCTCAGAGCCTCGGAGAGCGAGCTTCGCGGAGCGGTGCGAAACGCGAACAGGGAGCTTGACGAGCAGACAAGCGAAGCGTCTGAACAAAGCAAAAAAATTCAGCAGCTTTCCGAAAAACTTATACAGGCAAAGAATAAGGAAAACGAACTTAAAAACGAGCTGAGAGAAGCAACACAGCGTTTTAATGAACAAAATGTAGCAGCAGGAAATATCACTAATTCTCTTGGCGGCTTGAATAACGTCATCAGGGCTGTTATTGCTTCTGCTGCCGTTAGAACATTAACGAGCTGGCTTTTCGGCTCAAATGCCGAAATGGAGCAGTACCTGACGTCGTTTACCGTAATGCTCGGCGACGCGGAAAAGGCGAAGAAGCTCATGGAAGACCTGACGAACTTCGCCGCGACAACTCCGCTCGAAATGAACGACGTTATAAAAGCGTCTGAAATGCTGATGAACTACGGCGTTTCGGCGGACGACGTAATCAAGAAAATGACACAGCTCGGCGACCTTTCAAGCGGAAATGCCGCAAAGCTCGACCGCGTAACGCTCGCTTACGGGCAAATGCTCGCGAAAGGCAAGGTAACGAATGAGGAGCTGCGGCAGATGCTCGAAGCGGGCGTGCCGCTTTTGCAGGCGCTTGCGGACACCATGGGGGTTACCACGGGAGAGGTTCAGGATCTCGCTTCAAAAAGCAAAATCGGCATAGATCAGCTCGACTCGGCAATCGCTTCGCTTACTTCCGATGGCGGAAAATTCGCGGGAATGATGGATAAGCAGTCGCAGACGTTTCAAGGTATGCTTTCCAACGCGCATGATACTATCGAGCAGATAGGGCGAGATGTCGGCGCGCAGGCGTTCACAGAAGTGAAACAAGCTCTTTCTGAAGTAATTGAAAAAGTGCAGGAGTTTGCTGATGATGGCACGCTGAAGAGGTGGACAACTGAGGCTGCGGAGTTGGTTACAGGTGTTACAGAGGCGTTTATCGGTTTTACCGGAATTATTCTTGATAATAAGGAAGCCGTATTGGCTGCAATCACAGCGTACATGACTTTTAGAAGTGCAATCGCTATCGGCAACACAATAAGCGCGACTGTCGCAGCTATAAGAACATTTACCGGCGCGACTCAGGCGGCTGAAAAGGCGCAGATTGCGCTGAACGCCGCTGGAGCAGCAAATCCTTTTGTTATGATTGCTTCGCTAGCTGCGGGAGCGATTGCGGCGATTGTGTCGTTTGTCGCTACTTCCGAATCAGCAACGGAAGCCGCTAAAGCGTTGAGAGATGAAGCTAACAATCTGATACAGACAGCCGGCGAAAGCGGAAAGGCTGCCGATGAAGTAGAAAAGCTCACGGACGAATTCAAAGCGATTAAAAATGCAGCAGATGAAAGCAATGAAGCAAAAGAACGTCTTGAAGAAATACAGCAGACTCTTGTTGATTCGTACGGACTTGAAGCGGATGAAATCGACCTTGTGAATGGCAAGTACAGGGAACAGCTTGAACTTCTAGAAGGGCTTTCAGAAAAGAAAAGAGAGCAGTCTACAACGGAAGCTAAAGCGGCTTATCTTTCGGCTCAAAAAGCGCAAAATTCTGAGTACACGTTTGACTTAGCATCGTCTGATACCAATGATTCGGTAAATGTGCAGGATATGATTTTTGAAGAAGCCGAAAAAAATGATATTTTTCTTTGGCAGGATTTTTGGAATGGTAACAAATTCACTTTCGGGCAAGGCATTTCTTATCGGAAGAGAGCTGATTTTATCAAAAAAATTATTGACAGGATAGATGAGGAGTTTGGGAATGAGATTGACGCTGATCTGTATAATGCACTTGTAAGTGAGTATACAGAACTTGATAAGTCCGCAGCGGATTATGATAATCTTGAAAAAACATACAATGACTTAATCAGCGGAGAAAAAACATTGCCTGCCGGCTCATCGGTTGCTGACGAAGAACAGCGTAAAGGCAAAAAATATAACAGCGAATACGCCAAAGCTCATCCTGCTTTTGAACCGGACGAAGAAAAATTCGACGAAGAAAGCAGCAACCTTGCATATGAGCACGATATGGGAAATATCACCGATGAAGAATACTACAATAGGCTGGAAGAACTGGGAGAAAAGTACCTTGAAAAAGGGAGCGAAAAATGGAAGAAGAATAATGTCACCGTACATAAAGGACGTTCTTCCCAATCCACCAAAACCGCCGCTCTCCCCGAAGCGTACACAAAAGGCAAGAAAGAACTGAAATACAAGTACGACATGGGCGATATTTCCGAGGACGAATATTATGACAAGCTGTATGAGCTTATGCGCAGCAACGGTATTTCCGAAAACAGCGACGAATGGCGGAGCATTGACGTCGAGAAGAAAAAGAGCGGCGAAAAAAGTACCGCGAAGAAAACGAAAAGCGGGGTTGCCGAAATCGAATCGGCAATGAAAAGCCTGTCCGACGCGTTTTCGGAGCAGAAAAAGAATGCCGAACTTTCCGTTTCTTCCGTTGAAAAGTTGATTGACCTTGGTTTTGAAGAAGCCCTGTCGATCGACGAAACGACGGGTAAAATCACGCTCAAGGGCGAAAAAATCGACGAACTGCTCGATAAGCAGATAGCCGCCGCGCAGAAAGAGATTGCCGCAGACGGGAAAACTACTGCGGGCGCAAAGGCGAAAGCGGCAATGCTCGACACTCTCGCGGACAAGTACGACGACATAAAGAACGGCGTGTTCGGGGTAATTGCGGCGGAAACCAATTTCACGGGCATTAACAAATCGTTCAAGGAGGCTTCGGACGAGCGCATAAAGCAAATCGACAAGGAGCTGGAAGCGAAGAAAAAGGCTTCAAACGACGCAATAGCGGCAATCGACGCAGAGATACAGGCGCGCAAGCGTGCAAAAGAGGACGACGATATTCAGAGCGAGATCGACGCGGTAAATGCGCAGCTCAAATATGCTCAGCTCGACGAATTTTCCCGCGCTCAGCTTGAACGTCAGCTCCAGAGCCTTTATAATCAACAGGCGGACACGGCGTGGGAACGCAGTGCTGAGGACAGGAAAACGGCAATCAACAGCGACCTCAGCGCGGAGGAAGAAGCTGCCGAAAAGCAGAAAGAAGCGCTTAACAGCGCGACCGACACCGTGACTGACGCGCTGAACGACGTTGCGAACGGTATATCGCTCACCGCCGAGCAGATTGAAAACGCCGCAGCGGCGCTTGCAGCGGTTTTCGGAGGACTCTCCGAAGGTTCGGCATCCGCGCCGAATATCACGAACAACATCACCACGAACGGCGGAACGACCACGAACAACAATACTTTCAAAATCGGAACGGAAAGCTACACGAGCGATCAGCTGATACAGATTATCTTCAGCGCGCTCGGCAATCCGACTATATAAGGAGGGCAAATGCAGCAGATAACTTTTACGACCTCGGCGGGAACGGTCATAATCAACGACTGCGACACCTCGGCGGTCAACGGGACATGGTGCCGCCTCTGGCTGAACGAATTCGACGGTAACAGTCAAGCGCTCAACACCGATACGGTCGAATGTATCGGAATACCGGGACAGCGCGTGATAAATTCTGTTCCGCGCGCAAAAACAATAACGGCGAAAATCGGCTTTGCGCCGCTCTACCGCTCGCAGAACGCCATTGTCTGCACGGGAGAACGCGGAATGTACAAGCTCCGCCGTGAACTGCTGAACCTTTTCCCGCTCGGAGAGGTCGGCGAGCTGAACTATAAAAACAGTTTCGGGGAGTATCGCATTAAGGCGCGGCTTGCGGAAGTTCCGCGGGTGAGCTGCACGGCGGGAGTGTGGACGGAGGCAACGCTCACGCTCGTGGCGGATTATCCGTACTGGACGTATCCGCTTACGGAAAGTCCCGAGATAACGCTTTCGGCGGGAACTACGGGCATAATCACGCCCACGAAAAAGGGCGACATTGACAGTCCTATCGAGATAATAGTGGAGTGTACGGAAGCTATTACGGGAAGCTCGACCGTGCGGCAGCTGAAAATCGCGCACTCGAGCAGCGTTGGTACATATCTGCTCGGGATAAACTGCTACACGGATATTGGTGCGGGAACAAAGCTGAAATATGATGTCGGAACGAACGGAGAGCTTGTGTGTTACAAAATGGATTCGGGTACATGGGTTGCAGCCCCCGAATACTGGTCTATACAGGGCTATGAGCGGAAGGTATGCAACACAACGTCGTTGAAACCGTTTGGATTTGTGATTTCTTCGGGTGCGGCAAAAGCGAAGATAATCTATCACAATATAGTTACGGCAATTTAAGAGGAGGCGAAAAAATGCTTGCAACAGTATACAGCGGAAGTCTGACAAAGAAAACCGTCTTTAACCAAATCGTTGATTACCGCTACAAGCGCTGGTATTACAATATCGGTGACTTTGAATTGACGGTGCTTGAAACAGACCCCGGCGAGCCGGCACATAACGTCAATCCCGGGGATATTCTTTATGTCTATGACGATGAAAACGGCGACGACAGCCTTTATATCACGACTGTGACAGCCGAAAAGGGCCGCATAAAGTTTTCGGGACATGACCTGAAAATCATACTCAACTGGCGCATTACGCTGTTTCCGACCAAAGAGCTTGAAGCGGGGACATACGGCTACGACTGCCGAACGGGGTACACGGGCGACATAATCAAGGGCTATATCGACTATAACCTCTGCCAGGCGAGCGACCCGCAGCGGCGGTTGACGGACAGCTATTGCACGACCGACGCAGCGCTCGGCTTATCCGGTGATACATATATGTCGCGCCTGCAGCCGCTAAACGAGGTTGTCGAAGCTCTCTGCGGGAACGCCGGAATAGGCTACAAGGTGACGCTCGACCCGTTTTCGATGCAATACGTTATCAACGTTTTCGAGGGAACTGACAGGCGGAGTGAAATAGGCTTCGGAACGTATATCGGCAACGCCGGCAGCGTGAAAAAGATACGCGATAACACCTCGGAGCGCTCGACGGCATGGGCGGTGAACGGAACTGGCGTAAAGGACAGTACGGTCACAGCGGTGCAGCTCAGCGACAGCGCGGAATGGGGCATAAGCCGCAAGGAAACTACGGTAACAATCAACTGCGACACAGACCAGGTTTCGGTTTACGCGAAGCACTCCGCAGGCGACTACAAGGAAACCGAGGAAATCGACGCGTCAGTCAGCGTTAAGGGCATGGCTTATGACGTTGGGGACATTGTGGTAGTGCATGACGACATGGGCGGCGTAACAGATATGCGGATTATGGCTATCGAAAAGGAATACAGCGGCTGCAAGCTGCGGAAAATGCTGCATTTCGTTGATTATCAGGTGCCAAAGTCGCGGGAAAAGGTGCTTACAAAACTTGCGGCGGCTGAAAGTACCGCCAAAAAGGACATTGTCGATCAGAAGCTGGACGGCGGGGAGGCTGACACCTCGGGCGTGAATATCGCGAACGCTATTGTAATTACCGAGGACGACGCGAAGAACATTATCCACAATTTCACGCAGACAAAGTATATCGACGGGAATAAGATAGGGTATGCGGGCGGACAGAATCAGATTGTTGTGCAGGGATATGTCGTGTATAAAAAACGCGGTGAAGCCCCAAATGGAATATCTGTAGATACTGCTTCGTCGAAGGATTCTTCTGAGCTGCCTAATATACCGTTTTATACTAATATGAGCTTCGGGGGAGAGGGTTATTTTGCCCGCGGTTCGCTTAGTTTTGAAGTTAAACAGCTTTACGCCAAATATGAAAGTTCGACAACCAGTTATGATACATATGGTTGTACTTGGGTCAAAAGCGACGGGACAGAACATAAAGATTGTGAAATACGAAACTATGGACATTTTTCTTATGGGTTTGCACTGGTTTGGGTAAATATATACCCACCGGGATATACCATAGGCGAAGTAACTTTCAAAAACGGTTGTGCGGGCTGTGCGATTTTAACAAAGTGTAAAAATGCAAACGGTTACTATGCTACAACTTTGCACACTGATATTTCTACGTGTTGGATAGAGTTCGCTTCCGAAACCGAATACAACGCCGCTGTCGGGCTGAGAAACGAGCCGTTACAGCTTGTCGCGGTGAATGACAACCCGCAGAGCAAGAAATCCGACGGTATAACGCTGAACACGACCATTAACACGGGCAGCTCGTATGTTTCTCCCACAGTAGACCTTACTACAAAACCTGGCGGCGTACAGCTTACCGTTACCGACGTGCTTGGCGTGCATACATATTTTATCCCCGACGGTTCATCTGTTACGAAAACCAGCCAACTCACGAACGACAGCGGGTTCGTCGCGAGGAAGTCGGGCGTGCCGTACAACGTTATCGCTGTGCCGGGCGCAAATTCGGCGGTGCTTGTCTGGGAAAAGGTCGCGGGCGCGGCAAAATACCGCGTTCAGCGGCTCAACAACGGCACTTGGGGAACTATCGCATACCCGACGGCGAATTCGTATCGGGCGACGGGGCTGACTGCGGGGACGGAATACGCCTACCGAGTGCTTGCGAGCATGGACGGAACGACGTGGGGCGGCGCTTCAGAGGCCGCTTACGTCACGCCGTTCTCGGCGGCAAGCGCGGCGAGCATTTCGGGAATTTCCGAAATTGCCTCGGACGAATTTGAGGGGGAGGAGGTGACAACGATATGATCGACCCGACAATTATTGTGGCGCTAATCAGCCTTGCGGGAACGCTCATCGGCTCACTAGTGGGCATACTCGTGAGCGCGAAGCTGACCGCGTACCGCCTCGAGCAGCTCGAAAAACGCGTCGCGGAGCACAACAATTTCGCGCGGAGAATGCCCGTTATCGAGGAGCAGATAAAGGTGATAAACCACAGAATCGAGGACCTTGAACAGCATGAAAACGTACACTAAAATGCTTGTCGCGGCGGTAATGGCGACGTATTTTCTCGGGTTCGCGGCGGGCGGGGTATTGGTGTTTTTTTACCCCGAACACCTCGGCGAATGGCTGACGTACATAGGCATTCCGACGGCGACCGCGATTGGGTTTTACTGTTGGAAAGCCAAGGCGGAAAACGTGCTGAAAATGCGCCGAGAAGCGCCGCAGGCTGAACAAAAAGAGGACGAGCCGCGCCCGTCGCTCGATGAAATTTTACAGGAAATTGAGGAGGAAAGAATGCTATGAACATTGAAATTGCAGTTAAAATTATTCTCGCGGCTCTGCCGCTTGTAGCAATCGCTGTGTATCTTATCATCAATCAGCGCGCAAAGGTACGCGAATGGTTGATATGGGCAGTAACGCGCGCCGAAAAGGAACTCGGCGGCGGCACGGGGCAGCTGAAGCTGCGGCAGGTGTACGACTGGTTCGTTACAAAGTTCCCTGCACTTTCTGCGGTACTGCCGTTTAAAGTGTTTTCAGCATGGGTGGACGCTGCGTTAGAGAAGATGAAAGCTATGCTGTCAAATAATGCTAGTGTTGCGAATTATATCGAAGGGGGCGCAGACAATGACATACACTAACACGGGGCTTGTGGCGCACGCGAAAGCGGCGCTGAACGACAAAACGAAATAGTTGAGCAGCTGGCGAAGATGTATCCGCTGCAGTACACGAGTGCGCGAAAGCAAACGCTGAAAGCGCTGCCCGACGGGTATTACGGCGTTGATTGCGTAGGACTTATTAAATCCTACTACTGGGGCGGCAAGGGTAGCAAGGGATATTACGGCGCGACTGACGTAAACGCTCACGGGCTGTACAAAGCCGCGAAGGTCAAGGGCAAAATCGACACTCTGCCTGAGCAGCCGGGACTTGTGCTGTACTGCAAATCGCGCCCTCATGTCGGCATTTATATCGGCGGTGGATATGTTATCGAAAGCACGCTCAGCAGCCGCGGCGACGGGGTCGTAAAGACGAAGCTCAAAGACTTTGCATGGGAGTATTGGTGCCAGTGCCCGTACATCGCGGCTGATAACGCGCCAGAGGTGACATACACGATTACGGCGTGCAAGTTGGTGAAAAAGGCGGAGCTGGAAAAGACGAAAGTTATGCTGAAAAGCGCAGGGTTTGAGGTTGTGAGTGTAAAAGAGAAATAAAAAAAGCCCGGATTTCTCCGGGCTTGAATTTATTCTTCCTGAGCCGCAATCCAAGCAGCCGCGCCGCTTCCGTAGCAGTCGTCCTCGGTGAGTTCAGATCCGCTATGTACAATTTCGGCTACAATATCTTCAAGGTCGTAAAAACCAGCTCCAAAAAGCTGTGTCGCGTACGCTACCAATGTTTCCACATCTTCGCATTCGCTCGAACTTCCGTCGCCGCCGTCTTCCATAAAGATTTGATTGGTTTCCTTGCAGTAAAGAATTGCGTAGCCTTCACTATTGAGCGATGCGTAGGTGATAAAATAAGTGTTTTTCATTTCGTATACCTTTCTGGTTTTTGGGATTTTCCTTTCCCTTTGATGTCTCTATTATATATCAATATTGATATATTGTCAAAGACTTCCCGAGAAAAATATATCAATATTGATATTTTTGTAAAATGTGTACAAAAACGGCACAACAAAACACGCGATATATACAAAAAGGCTCGGATTGCTCCGAGCTTTTTCTAACGGGCGAGCCCGTTATTTATAATTCCATCAATATCGCCTTCAGCGATCGCGCGTTCAAGATCTTCGGCTTGTTTTCCCGCCGCCGCGAGAAGAATGAATTCTTCTCGCGGATCACCGAGAAAATCTTCGATGCGACAGTCAAGGGCTTTGGCGAGAGCAGCGGCATTTTTTAGAGTGATATTTTCGACCGACAAAACGCCTGATTCACAGCGCGAAACCCATGTTTGCGGCAGCCCAATTCTGGCAGCCAGCTCTTTTTGTGTTAATCCGCGAGCGTGGCGGATTAGGGCTAAATTATTCTTCATACCGTTAGATCTCTTCGTCCTCCTCGTCTTCTTCGTCCTCGCGAAGCTGTTCACCCATAGCGTCCTGCCAATCTTCGAGGTATCTTTCCAGTTCATCAAAATTCATATTCTTAGCCCCATCGACGGCGACAAGGTCTATATCCTCTGTGCTGTTTCTATCGTCGGCATAAACCGCGAGGGGATCAGTTCCGTAGTAGGCTTCCTGAGCCTTTTCGCTCATTCTGCGGATGAGCATTTCGCCTTCTTCTTTTCTTGCGCTAGTAATTCTTCCCATGATTTTAAATCCTCCTTATTTTTGTGGGGCGGCTTACCGCCCCGTAATCGTAGTTCTTAAAGTGTCTGCCACTCGTCGTAAAATCCGAATTTCCCGTAGCTGATTACATCTGCATCCTCGCCGTTTTCGTAATCGTCGGGATTAAATTCTACGCCGTACCAGCGGCGGATGGCAACGAGCTTGTTGTTTTCATCGAGTATCTCAATGTCAGTCTGAGTATAGCTGGCGTCTTCGTCTGCGAGTTCCATTGCCTTTTCGAGAGTTTCGATTTCGTCGACATTACCAGCACCTGTTCCGTAATTAGTTCTAAACATAATTTTTTTATCCTTTCTGGTTTTCGGGATTTTCCTTTCCCTTTGATGTCTCTATTATATATCAATATTGGCATAATGTCAAGAGGTTTTCGAAGAAAAAATATCAATATTGCTATATTTGTGAAAAGTGTACAAGAATAATACTCTTAGCTACAACAAACTGCATAAAAGATAGCACGCGACACATAATAACCGGAGATTGATTACACCCTGACTACATCCCTAATCATTTCAAACGGCTTAACAAAGCCGTTTGAACATACCCTTTCACGGCGGAATCATGGGTTCGATTCCCGTACGGGTCACCAGAAAATAAACCCCGCAAATAGCTTTGTTAAGCCATTTGCGGGGTTTTCGTTTATGCGTTCGCTCGGCGGACAATTACTGCAAAATGCTGTAAAAATGCAGTCTATTACACCCTTATTACACCCCGAAATTATACCGCCGAAAGAGCTTTTTCCATTCCCGTGAGCACGCTCAGCGTGTCAATGTGCGTATATTTTAACGTCGTGTCGTAAGATGTGTGGCGTGTAATATCCATTATCACGGCTTCGGGTAGCCCCGCCTTTGACAGCAGCGTCGCGCAGGTGTGGCGCGCGGAGTAGGGTTGTAACTCGTCGCGGAGCTTGTGCTTGCGCTTAAACTCTTGCCACTCGCGGTAAAATGCCGTTGCGTTTCCGGGATAAAGCGTTGTGCGGCTTCGCTCAGCCATGTAGGCAACAACAGGCTCAATCTTGCTTATCATAAATATAGGCGCGGCTTTGCCCTTTGTCGTTTTAATTCCGCCAAACATGATATGTTCGGCAAAGTTGATGTTTGCGCAGCGGATATTCCACAGCTCGCCTGTGCGGAGTCCACAAAAAATAAGGATCAGCAGATAGCCCGCGAACGTCTCCCCAGCTCCCCAGAGCAGCCACAGCCGCGCGATTTCCTCGCGGGTAAAAATGGTAATTTCTTTCTGCGGAACATTCGGGGGAAGGACAATGTACGGAACAACATTGCGTTCAACCTTTCCGTCGATATACGCGTATGAAAAAATCTTGCTCAGCAGGTCCTTTACATAGCGCTTTGAATAAAATCCGCCGTCTACGTCGTCAATTATGTTCTGCAGGTCTGCAAGGCTGAACGTTTCGAGCGGAATCATTTCCACGTCAATCAAGTGTTTGTACGCCGACTGGTACGTTTTCTGCCGTTTTTCGGATAGCTTTTCAAAGGTTGGCTGTAACGCCGCGTATGCTTCCGCAATCGTCATTGAACGCTTGCGCTCGGGTGTGAGGTTGGCGAGATATTCGGTCGCTTCTTTGCGCGTGGCAAGCCCCTTTTTTCGCACAGTCTTGCGGTTTCCCGCAATATACCACGTCTTTTCGCACGCCCATTTTCCATTGGGGAGCTTGTACACGCTTCCCATTCCGTTTCCGCGCCGCTTGGCCGAACTTTTAGCTTTCGGCGACTTTCCCGCGAGCTGAGCCGCACCGCAATGCAGGCAATAAAGGGATAAGTCGGGGATTTCTCCGCCGCAAGTCTTACAAATCATAAAAAAACACCTCCGTTTTTTGTAAAAAAAGGTTGCAAAAATCCGGGAGGTGTGCTATAATCAAAGATGCCTAGATGTACACACACATCTCCCGAAGCTCTTCACCTGTTGGCGCAGGTGAGGGGCTTTATTTTTTCTGTTTTAATTGAGTTATTCTTATATTTTTACTTTTCCCGCGCTTTTGAAACTCCTTTTCCGCCCGCTTCTGAAATTCGGCGGCGCTTTTCAAACGCTCCTCTTTGACTTCCTCGGGCGTCGGGATCTGTTTGCAAAGTTTCTTTTCTAGGTTCATGGCATTACTCTTTATAAAATATTCTGTCTGCTTCAAGATTTTTTCTGTAATAACAGCCTTTGGCGTAAAACAAATCGGGGTGAATGCACTTTTTAGCGTGCGAACACTCTTTGTATCGGCTGCAACAGCCGAATGTGTGCGACGGAACGTAGTCGGCAATGGCTTTTTTCAGCATATCCAGCGCTAAGTTTATTGAATCCGTCGAAATTTTTCCGTAACCCTCGGGGGACTTGATCGGCGAAAAGGAGCAATCCTTCGCATACTTATTAAACAGTCCGACAGGAAACGCTATGCCGACATCAGGGTTCGGAAGAAGCTTCGCAATCAGCTTTCCGTCGATTTTGAACGAAACGGAGTTATCCTTGTTTGTATCGCTTGAAATATGGCTTTCTTCAATTCCGCATTCTGCGGCATATTCCGCCGCTTTTATTTTGAACATTTGGCTGATATTATGCCATTCGGGCGATTTTTCATTGTGTGGATTTTTCGGGCGGCTCGGCTTTGGAGTGTCAAGTTCTTCAAGAGTAAGCTGTTCAGACATTTTCGACCTCCCGAACGTTGAGAACTTCACATTCCCTAAGAATTTGAATATGATGCCCTTTGCCCTGCATTTCTAAAGCCTTTTTAATTTTTGTTCCATAGTTTCTGCAGTACCATGCTTCGCTGCCTTTTTCTCCGACTACTAGAAAATCAACCGCCTTAGTAACGGTCTGATTTATTGTAGCGCCAAGAGCGGCAATTTTTTCGCCGACTTCGTTTTTGGAGCCTGTTTCAAACTCTCCCGATAAGCATACCGTTTTATTTGTAAAGTCTATTTTATCCGAATGCTCTGATTTGGTTTCAACGGGATTTAAAAATTCTTTGAAGATACTCAGCATACGGTCAAGTTCATGCTGTTCCAGTATTCCGTCAGCAAGCGCGTTGTTCACTTCTGCGAAAACGACATCAAAAGGATAGTTTCCCTCTAAATCGCAATTATCGTCAAGCCAGTTTTTCAAATAAAATATTTCATCTCTACTAAGGACGTTATCGCAGGTAATGCCTGTAAGAATTCCCTTGAGCGTAATGAGCGACTGTGTTTGTTTAGCAAAAACGGGACGATGGTAACAGGTTTTGCTTTTCTTTTCCACCTTTTCAATGTTACCCTTTTTGCCAAGCATAATGCACTTGTATACATCTGAGGTTGCTTCGGCATCACTCACAGCTCTGTGAGCTTCTGCGTTTTTAATTCCGTAATAATTACACAAGGCTCCAAGACTGTGAGAGGGAAGCTCCGGAACGATAACCTTTGACAACTCTAAAGTATCATCATATTCATTGTCAACAGAAAAGTTTTCGGCAACAATCCTTTTGAGTATCGGAATATCATAACGATCAATATTGTGGCCTAAAAGAAATTCGCCCTCTATAAATTGCATAAACGAAGGAAGAATTTCTGAAATTGTCGGCGCAAGTTCAACATCTTCGTTTGTAATTCCTGTTAATTTGGTTATCAAGTTCGAGATAGGCTCAACAGGTTTTACAAATGTGCTGAAACGTTCGACTACTTGCCAATTCCTTACTTTAACAGCGCCTATTTCAATTACTTCGGCGGTATGTATGCTTAGTCCCGTCGTTTCAAAATCGAAACAAGTGAAATTGCAGCGGCTTCTTATTACTTCCATGTTGTTATATCCTCCTGCTTTTTTGTATAAATTACAATTTGCATTTTACAGCCATATTTTACGCCAGGGGCAAAGCCACCCGTTATTTCGGCAATATTGCCTTTTATTATAGCTTTTCCGCTATCAATTTTAGGGGCTAACTTGGCGGCAACATCGGCTTTAATGTGTCCGAGCACACTACCGCAGCATTCAACCCGTATAGCATTAGTATCATATTGATTATCCGGTTCTCTTATAAATTGCAAATCCATTCCTGCGCATAAATTAGGAAGAACTTGCTGCGCACCGCCGAAAGTTACTCCGGCAACATTCGTAAATAGAAAATCAAAATCGTATTTCTTTCTGAATTCAGCCCAGCGTTTTTTCTCTTCTTGCTCGCGTCTTTTCTCCGCTTGACGTTCTTTAAAAAAGAAGTATAAGAATAAAGCGGACATGAAAAGGAAAAAAGCAAGCGTTAACCAATATTCGGGATTTGAAATCAATATTCCGTCCTCGAAAAAAGCGTACAATGCAACTATTGAGAAAAGGACTATAAAAATAACAGATACCACAAGCGTGGCTTTTTTTGTATTCATAGGTTGTTATATCCTCACACCTTATAAAATGCCCATAGCTCTATATATCTCACACGCACGGCGCACGAAATCTTCTGTTACGTCAAAATATTCCGCAAGTTCCCAGACTTCGACACAGCCGTTTTGAACTGCCTGCAAAAGTTCCTCGCTCGGCATGAGTTTTTGCACTGCCCATTTATCCGCTTGGTATTCATGTTTGCTTATAACGTCAAGGTTGCTATAGCGGTTGTAAAACGCTCCTTTAATACAATGTCCCAATTCATGCGCAGTTTTCACTTTGCAGTCTGGGACGTTTTTTGTTTTTCTGGAATCAATAGCGATTATGCAATCGCCCTCATCATCGCATACAGATATTGCCGAGACGTCGGCTCTTTTTATATGCATATCAATTATGCATATATTTTCCTGTTCTGCAATGCAGCACAAGTCCTCCAAGTTTGTCATTTCTTCTCCTTTCGATTTTGCTTTGATATATATAGTGTTTGTGCAAGTTTTTTTACATCATCATAAAGCTCATCGTCAACATCTGTTGTGCCGAACAGAGCAAATTTTATATCATCTTTTGTTGTTTCGCTAGCTGTATTGTTTTCGCTTGGCTTGTCGTCAACAAGTTTATCAACAGTTACACCATAGAAAGCGGCAATCGTCTTCAGCATATCTATATCAGGTATTCTTTTTCCTGTTTCCCACATAGCAACTGCGCCTTTGGTAACATTAAGTTCCTTAGCAAAATTTTCCTGAGTAATACCCTTTTGTGCCCTTAGTCTCTTTAAATTTTCCTTAAACATATGCTCACCTCTTTAGCTGCTTCTTTTCTAGTTGTTCTGTTCACAATTAAATAATATCACGTTGCGTTAACTTTGTCAATAAATAATCGTAATTTTTGTGCAAGGTAACAAAATGTTATCGTAAGTGTTGACAAATAACATTTTGTGAGATATAATGATAACACAACGTTAGAAAGGCGGTGAGATTTAATGACGGCAATATATAAGTATCGAAAGAAAAACGGCATGACACAAAGAGAATTAGCGGAGGCTATCGGGGTTACCGCAAGCGCGATAACGCAATATGAAAGCGGATTTCGCAAGCCTGATATAATCATGCTGAAAAAGCTCGCTATTGTATTACATTGTACAGCAGATCAGCTGCTTGAGCCTATCGAAGTTTAATTACGAATGTTCGCATCAGCAAACCGCAGAAAGGAGTGTGAAAAAATGGAAATACAGCACAGACAGGCGGTGCGGATAGTGGTCCGCGACAGCGAGGGGAAGCCCGTCGCTGAAATAATGGACACGGCAATTCGCGCACAGGACGGCTATAACGTGGAAATCTGCCGTCCTCGGGAGCGGGATTACACGACCCTCGAGGAAATTGAAGCGATTGACTCGCCCGTGCTTTTGCCGCGACAGGTCGCAGGGTATTTGGGCTGCAATCAGTATGCGATAAACCTCGCGGCAAAGAATTACCCCGAAGAACTCGGGTTTCCCGTAGTGGTTATCGGCAATCGGGTGAAGATTCCGAAAGAGGGCTTTCTCAATTTCTGCCGCGGGCAGAAAACGGAATTGCACGCGCTTGCATAAAAAAGAAAGGAGCAGAAAATGTCAGAAAACTACAATGAAATTACCGCTGAGGTCGTGAAAGACGCCGAGGGGCGGACGATTGGCGCAAGGGTCGCGATATACAGTCCCGACGGAACAGCGAAAACAGCGGCAATCTCGCTCGACGGTGCAATAATCGCTTCGGCGTATGATACGCGTCAAAATCTTGTCGGTCGCGATACGATATATCCCGCGTGTTGGGCAGCAGAAGCGCCACTCTCCCCGAAGCCGCCCGTGAAGCGGTTCGTTCCGCCGACGGTCGAGGAAGTCCGCGAGTATTGCAAAGAGCGTGGAAATCGCATCGACCCTGTCGCATTCGTAAGTTTTTATGAGAGCAACGGTTGGAAGGTCGGCAGAAACGCTATGAAAGATTGGCGCGCAGCCGTTAGGACGTGGGAACAGCGCGAAGGCGGAGCGAAAAGCACAAATGAAAGTAATGACTTTTTAACTGTGAACACTCCGCAAAATGTACTTGCACGATATGCTAAAAAAGGGTGAACAGCATGGGTGCGACGGACTACTATTACTACCCCGCCGACTACTATGCGCAGGCGGCAAACGTTGTTAAAAATTTCTGTCGCAGCCACAAGGAAGCTGACAAGGAAACCGCGCATATAGCGGCGCAGGAGGCGGCAGAAATGTATGAACGGAGCGAAAGGCTTCGCCGTAATTGGAAATTTGAGAAATTTTGCTACCTCAGAATCCAAACAAAAATTTATCAAAGGAGACAAAGCATGGATAACGAGCTTAAAAGCGCAATAATCCGCGATTATCAGGCGGGTATGACAGCAAAAGAAATCGCCGAGCGGTATCAACTGAACCCGAAAGTAACGCGCAACAACCTTGCTCGCTGGGCAGAAAAGGGATTGCTCGAACTGCGGAAAGGGACGGACAAGCCCGTACATACCCCGAAAAAAGAAAAAGCGCCTGAATCGGCGGCAGCCGAAACAAGCGCACATGAAAAATCTACAGTTAAAAGTATAGCACCACACGCGGAAAAAGTCAACCCCTCGCCGCTGATGAAATCGCTCGAGGTGTTCACGGCGAAAAACGCAGAGGCTTTTGAAGCGCTTTACGGTGAGTGCGAGATAATCGGAGTGTCTGTGGAAACAAGCGGCGGAGCAGTCGTGCGGCTCGCCCTGGAGGCGTGCGGGGTGCGCTTCGGCGTGACGATCAAGGCGGAGGTGGGAAATGACTAAGCTGACAAAAGCCGTGCTGATTATTGCAGGCGTGGTGCTTATGGTAATAGCGACCGCCGCGCTCATGGTTCGCGCGTATCACTTTCGCGGATATTTCTCGGTAGGCGGGGAATTCCTGCTGCCTGCCGTTGCAGCGGCGGTGTGGACGATCGGGCGGGAAATAAAAAAGCTGTACAGCGCAATAAAAAAGTAGCCCCGACCATTTTCGTGACCTCACGAAAATGATTAGAAACTTCTATATCGAAAGGAAAAATACATGATACATAAATCTACAGAAATCAGAAAAGCAATCGAGAGCGGAGATTACAGAGTTGCAAGTTACATTACAGGAAAAGCGACGACAGACTATGCAAAACAAATTATTGAATTTATCGGTCCGATTCATTCAAGCGAAATATTGGCCGTTATCACAGCGCTTCACGTTGTAGAAATTTCCGTTCTTTCACCGTTGCCCGCCGATTTTGTGCGTGATACAAAATGCGCCGCCGATGAAATTGTAAAAAGCGTGCTGAAAAATATACAAATCAACACGGCGATGTTGAATTTGAACGAACTCAATCGGCAGCAGGAGGCGTGCGATAATGACACGGAATAATTTACGCTGCCGCAGGTGCGGCAAACGTTGCAGACGGTATGTGCGCGGCTATGGATTCGTGTACTGCCTGCACTGCTACGGCAGAATTTACGGATTTTTCGAGGACTAAGACAATGGCAAAATATAATGCAAGCGCAAGTATGGCGCGGATAGAATTCTTTTCCCGAAAGGCAGACAAGCTCGGCATATCCTATGGGCAGTTTGTTTCTCGCCTTTATCAGGACCGTGCGGAGCACCGCAGAACGCTTCGCGAAATGGACGGCAAGGAGGGCAAGAAGAAGTGAAAAAGCTGTATATTATCATTTGCGAGAATCCCGAGCTTCCCGCCCCTCTCTATTATTCGGGGCGCACGGGAACGCTCATCAGCCGCTCACCCGAAATCCGCAAGGCGGTGACATTCGAGAGCAAGGGCGGCGCGGAAAAAATCCTGCGTGTAATCGAGGACTGCAAGCGCGCCGAGGGGGCGGACGATACGACGTATCGCATTATCGAACTGCCCGAAGAAGCGCGAAAAAAAGAACCGCCGAAAGCGGCGGCTTGTGAGAAAAACCGTATCAGTCCCGAAGAAGCCAGCCGTTTGAGCTGGCAGCCAACAGGCGATAAAATAGGCGGAATGCTGCTCTTTACAGCGATAAACGGGAATCGCATGGAGTACGCGTACAAAGATGAAATGGACGGGCTTATGCGCCTGCTCGGCTCAAACGGCGCAGAGGCGGTGACCGCCTTTTGTAAAAAGGGTGCAAACAGGCTCGTTGCAAAGGCGAGCGCGGAAGGACGTGGCGGAAATGGCGTGTGAGATCTGCGGCGCAGGCGACGTGGAACAAGGCAGCTGGGTGCAATGCCCCGTACACCTCGATAGCATTTGTCAGCGGCATTGTTACACCTGCGAACATCATCTCGAAGCGGGATCAATGTCATGGTGCGGCTTCTGGGGCGAGAGCTTTCAGCCCGAAAAAGAAAACGGCGGCGAGAACGCTTGAACGCTCCCACCACCGCTAAGGATATGCCAAAAAACTACACTTTTATTATAGCATATCCGAAGCGTTTTGTCAAGCGAAAAAACGGCATAAAAACGCCGTTTTTTCGGGCTTGTATTGCGTAATAACAATCCGACAAAAGTTTAAAAATCCGCGATAACCATGCGGGATTTTTAAATTAAAGTCAAGGGAGCGTTTATGCCGCGAAAGCCATTGACAATGAGTATGCAAGTGATAGGCTGGTTGCAAGGCAGCGCGCCCTTTGGCGGCGTCTGCCGCAGCTGCCAGAATATCACTTGCATGGAGGCTCATTGTCAATGGACCGTGGAATAAATGCGGTCAAAAAATCAAAAGGATATGCAAAGTGAGATTTATCGAAGAAAAAACGCTGCGCGGCGGGGACTTCGCGGAAGTGAAGATTTTTCAAGCGGATACTAGGCAGCGACAGCGGTCGCCTTCGCCTGTTCGGCGGAAGATCTCTCCCGAAAAAATCGCCGCCATGAACGAGAAAAATGCGAAACGGCATTTTATTGCGCTCGTAAACCAAAACTTCGGCGAGGGAGACTATCACGCCTGCTGCACATATTCGGGCGAGCCGCCCCCGCTCGAAACTGCGCAAAAAATTGCGGCTGAATTTCTGCGGCGGCTGAAAAAAATATACGCGGCGGCGGGCGTGGAATTTCGCTACATTCAAATTCATGAATACGGCGGAAAGAACGAACGCGTTCATCATCACATTCTGCTGCCGAAAGGGATTCCCCGCGAGGTGATAGAAGATGAATGGCGGCGCGGGCGTATATGGCGGCGGCTCGGCGCAAGCCGAGGGGCGTGCAACTGCGACAGGCTTATTCCGAATCGCGACGAGGGGTTGCAGGCGATTGCACTGTATCTGACTAAGCGCCCCGCGAACCGCAAAAAGTGGAGCGGAAGCCGCAACCTCAGACCGCCCGAGGAAATCATAAACGATACGCGGTACGGCTTTTCGGCTTTCCGTAAACTGATACGCGCAATCAGGGAAGAACGCGGCGCACAGGCGATAGAACGGATATATCGGGGCTGGCGGTGCGTAGAGGTACGGCACGAAGAAAATCCGATAACGCGGCTTGAAGAAATCAGCGTGAAGCTCGCGCGAACAGGATAGCAAAAGGATATGCTGCTTTTCGGCAGCGGAATAAAGGATAAGCGCTGCCGATTGGCAGCGGAAAGGACTACAATATGAACGAAAAAACGAGGATTGAGCTTGAAAAGAAGCTCACAAAAATGCCGGAAATGGCAAAAGGATACATAATGTGGCAGCTCGGCAGAATCGGCGAACTCGGCGAAACTACAGCGCAGGAAATCATTGACGGCACGATCAAGCCCGAAAGTATATGGGCGAAAGTTACTAAATGGGCGAAAAAACAGCTTTCGGGAAGAAGCGGCGCGATAGCCGGCCCGGACGTTTTCAAGCAGGTGTGCGAGATATTGCACATTGACGGGGTCGTTTCCGAAAGTGATGTTGTACAGTTTTGTTACGAAGCATATATGAACGGGAAAAATCTCCCGAGCGGAGCTATATCCATGCCGACGGAATCCGCGCCTGCTCCCGAAACCGCCGCGCTTGACTTCGATAACCTTTTTGATTAAGGGGGCGGGAGCATGGACGAACTTTTTGAAACTCCGCAGGAAAAAATTGAACAGGCGGCGAAAGAGCTTGAACCGTGCTGGTTTATCCTCGACACGCACGCGACGCGTGAAGCAGGCTGGAATGGCGGCAACGGTATACGCCGTGAGAAGTGCCATAGGCTGAAATGCTCCGTGTGCGGCGCAGTCAGAGAAGAAGCGGTAGGCTATTTTAAACACGGCGCTGAGACGAAATGCACGAAATGTTACAGGAAAGGCGAAATAGTCAACCCGCGGATATACACGAAAGCAAACGTGCGCGCACGGCAGAAAAATGCTGTAATAATCAACGTGGAAAATCCAGAAAGTGTATGGGTCGAGGGTATAACTTTTTACTACAGTCTCTTTAAAAACATAGAGTCAGCGTTTACAGACATTACTGTCGGTGAGGTTGCGCTGCTTCACCTCACGCCGGGAAAGGCGGAGAAATGGAACGGTAGGTACGATTGGCGTTCCGAAAGCACATATATCAAGTCAAGTCGCGCGAGCGCTTTTGCGTTCTATACCGGGAGCTATTTCTCAGGGATAGAAGAAGCAGACTGCGAATACTTCGGACTGGAACAGCTCAAGAAAACATTTTTGAAATATCTGCCGCTTGAAAATACGCGGGGCAGCTGCCGTGAATTTACCGAGATACTTGTGCGGTACTGCAAATGGCCCGTATGGACGGAGCTTTGTCTTAAAACAAGAAACTACGGTGCCTTAAAAGACAGCATGAGTTCACGGGCAATAAACCGCAGAGGAAAAAGTATTGACGAGGTTTTTCGAGAATTGACAAAGGAAAAGAAAAAGCTGTTGTTTTCTTACTTGAACGGTATATTTGATTTGCATTCGGACGATATTGCGGTGGCATATTCCATGCTGAAAAACAGCAGCGCCGAGGCGTTTCGCAGGACAACAGAGCTTTTTCAAAGGTATGCGTGTACATATGCGTTTGAAGTAATAAGCAGCACGGGGCTATCTCCGGTGCGCGTAAGCAATTACGTCGGAAAGCAAAAAGCTGACATCAGGCTTTACCGCGATTACATCAACGAATGCCGAAAGCTCGGCTATCCGCTTGACGACGAATCGGTCCTATTCCCGAAAAATCTTACCGAAAAGCACGCAGAAACAAGCCTCCTTTGCAGATACAGCGTAAGCGCCGCCGAGCAGGAAAAGTCGCGCAAGCGACATGATAAACTCGTTAAAATGGGACTTGAACTGTCAAGCGGCACTCTGACTGTGCGCGTGCCCGTGGACGGCAATGACATCATAGCCGAGGGCGCGAAGCTGTCGCACTGCGTAGGCGGATACGCCACAAAGCACGCAAACGGCAAGACCACAATACTTTTTATCCGCAAAAAAACCGACCCCGACACGCCGTATTTCACGCTTGAAATCGACGTGGAAACGGGAAAAATCAGGCAGTGCTACGGCTACAAGAACAGAGAGAGCTACAAGACCGCTCCCGCAGTTGCGCGGATATGCGGCAAGCTCACCCAAAAAATACAGGAATGCAATAAAATAAACGAAAGGCAGGAAAAAACAGCATGAACGAAATCAACACCACAAGCGGCAATCTCCCCGAAGTAAGCGAGGCGCACACGGAAGCGGTGCGGCTTCACGGCGCGATCGTAGCAGACGCGCAGGCGGCGGCTTATCACCTTATTTCCCTCGGTAAAAATCTGCGGGAAATGAACGAGCGGAAGCTCTACAAGGAACTTGGCTTTAACTCTCTCGGAGATTATGCAGCGGCGGCGGTAGGACTTAAAGGACGCGCGGCGTATAACTACATATCCGCTTACGAGACGTACGGCGAGGACGGGCTGACGAAATACGGAGCGCTCGGTATAACGAAGCTGGTTGCCCTTGCGCAGCTCGAACCCGAAGACCGCGCGGACCTGCTCGAACATGGAGCGGAAGAGCTCTCCACGCGTGAGCTTCAGACGCTCGTTGACGAGCTGAAACGCAAGAATGAACAGCTTACCTTTGAACTTGGAGAAATGGAGGAAAAGGGCGAGAACAGCGAAGAACTTACGGCGCAGCTTGAAGATTGCAGGGCGGAAATAGAGCGTCTGACTGCACTTGTAGCTGAGGAGCGCAAGAACAAGGTGCTTCCCGCGCCGCAGATGTCGGAAGCCGAAAAGGAAGAAATACGCCGTGGAATTGAAGCTGAAACTCAGGCGCGCCATGCCGAGGAAATCAAGGAAGCTGCCGAGGAAGCAGCGAAAAAGGTGAAAGAGGAATACAAGGAAAAATTCTCGGACGAGGTGAAAAAAACGGAGCAGACCAAAGAAAAGCTGAAAGAAGCTGAACGGCGCATTAGCCAGGACGTTGAAAGAATCAATCAGCTCAACGCGAAACTGAATGCAGAGGCGGCGAAATGTGCGGAATTGCAGGCGAATGCAGAGAAAAAGCCCGTGTATTCGAGCGGCAAGGAAGCTGTAAAGGCTCATTTCGGATATATCAAGAAAGCCGTCGAGGACGTCGCGGAGTTGCTGGGCGCAATGGACGATAAGGAAGAAGCGGCAAAGCTCCGCGCGGGCATGATAAAAACGCTCGAAGCGTGCAAGGAGAAATTATGAACAACTACGACCAGCAGGCGGCGCTTGCCGCCTTGCGCGGACATCAGAACAAGCAGGCAGGCGAATATTTTGAAAAACTCATTGCCTGTGCCTGCGAGCATTACGAACGTTTAGAAATAGCCAAAATTGAGAAAACACCCGAGCCGTTCCGCATTGAGCGTTCGCTCGGACGCGGAAAATTTTCGGGACACTTTACCGAGCAGGCGCAGCCCGACTTCAAGGGCGTGCTTGCCGACGGCAAGTGCATTGTATTCGACGCTAAGCACACGGACACGGGCAAGATTGAACTGTCGCGGCTTTCGGAAAGGCAGAACGAAACGCTTTCTGCGTATCAGAAGCTGAACGCTTGCGCGGGTGTGCTGTGCAGCTTCGGGTTCACGCGGTTTTTCTGGCTTCCGTACACGGTTTTTGTGAATGCAAAAGAGGAAAACGGACACAAATACTGGAACGTGCAGGACGCTGCACCTTACGAAATTTTCCGTTTCTGCGGATATATTGATTTTTTACAAGCAGGAGGCAAAAATGTACAATAAGGTCACTTTACTCGGTCGCGTGGCGTGCGACCTCGAACTTAAAACAACGCCGTCGGGGAAATCCGTATGCACGTTTACAGTCGCGTGCGATCGGCGGTATCAGCAGCAGGGACAGGAGCGCAAGGCGGATTTTCTCCGCTGCGTGGCATGGCAGCAGACGGCGGATTTCATTTGTCGATACTGGAACAAGGGCAAGCCGATAATGCTCGACGGCGAGCTTCAGACGCGCAGCTACACAGCCAGCAACGGCAGTACGCAGTATATCACCGAGATAATGGTTGACCGTGTGGCGTTCACGGGCGACGGCAAGCAGAATCCTGCACAGACAAGCGGCAATGCGCCCGCTCGACCCGCGCCGTCCGACAAAACTCCCGCTCCCGTCGTTCCCGAGCAGTACACAGCGGCGGATTTTGCGGTAACGCCGACGGACGACGATTATCCGTTTTAGTTGAGGTAAAATCATGATAAGAAAAGACGTTGAGACACTTAAACTGCAACAGCGGAGAGCCGAGCTGAACGGTATAATCGACGCGCTGACGATACGGAGGGACGCTATTGAGCATAAGCTCGCGGAGATTAAGGACTATTCCACAAGGCAGTTTATCGCCGAGGAGATTGTGCGGTTCCTGCTCGACACGGGATATGTCGAGGCGGCAGAAGCCGTAGCGAAAGAATATGAAATTTAAGGAGTACCGAAGTGAAAGTAGCAGAAGCAATAGAAATCATAAGCAGGAAATCAAGCATACCTAATGACGGTGAATCCTTTGAGGATATTGAAAAGGCTTATGATATGGCTATTGAAGCGCTTGAAAAACAGATACCGAAAAAGCCGCTCAACATAACGGCGGAGCACGATGGAGATTATGGCGAATGTCCGTGTTGCGGAATGCCTGTAAATGATTTTAGTGAAATAAACATATGTGGCAGTTGCGGGCAAGCGCTCGACTGGCATTAACACGCCGTAGAAAGGAAATAGCATGAAATATTCTAAAATAGCTGCATTTATCAAGAAAAGCAAGCACCTTGCGATACACAACCGCAAAGGCTTTGAACAGTGGATAAGCGACGGCTGCGCCGCCTATCCCGTGTTGGGAATGCCCCAAATGACGCCAAAGGAACTGCTTACGTTCCTGAGCTTTCAGGAGAATGATAACATAAACGTGACGGAATGGATTGCGGAAGATATGAATTTTGCAGACACCGACCCGCGCGAACAGCTTATCGAACGATTTGGACCGACCCTGCTCATTAACGACGAGGAATGTGCAACGTTCTACACCTCGATAGGCGCGCTTCTCGTCAACGCCGCCTATCTTGTCCCCGTGTATTCTCATTACGGTGAGGGCGAATTGAGCTATTACCTGCGATACAGCGGCGAAAATCCGTATATCGCGGTGAAAAAAGGCTTGTACATGATAGCGGCAATCATGCCCGTGCGCACATGGGGGATAGGCGATCTTACGCTTTCAAAGTACGAGGAGCTTTGCAGCCTGCTGCGTATTGCAAATGGCAATATGGCGGGGAGAGAGGAGAGCGAGATAGAAGGTGAGTAAAATCAAACCCGAACACATTTTCCCGTTACTGCTTATCTTGATTGATATAGTAGCGGCAATCATGTATTTTGTCAAAGGCGATACAAAGCGCGGCGTGTATTGGATTGCCGCTGCTGTGCTTAATTATACGGTGACTTTTTAGGGAGGAAATATGAGCAACACAAAAAATTACCGCAATTACACAATCGACAAGGAGGAATATCTTGAACTGCTTCATTTCTGCCGACAATATGAAGCGAAGAAAGCCAAAGCTGACAGTTGTTATTCTGTAAATGCGGTCAGCTATGACGGAATTCACAGCGCGTCTAATTGCTCGGGGCGACCTACTGAGAACCGCGCGCTGCGCGCTGACAAGCTGAATAGGGATTGCAAGCTCATAGAACAGGCTGCGCTTATGATAGCGGATCCGCTTACCGCAAAATACATACTGCGTAACGTCACGCGCTCAGACGCACCGTATGAGAGGTTAGGGAACGTTCCCGTCGGACGTCAGCAGTTCTACGAACTCCGCCGCAAGTTCTTCTACACGCTTAAGTGCATAAAAGATTTTGAAGAAAATGGATAACACAAACGCCGATAAATGTGCTATAATTGATATAGTGAAAAAAGCGGAAAACACATTCAAGCGTTATGCAGCAATGCACAGCGATTTTTTATTTGCGGGGTGAAGTATGAAAAAAGCGTGCGGCAAGTGTGGAAAGATACACGACAGAAACTATATCTGTACAGCCTGCGGCGCAGCACAGGCGAGGTCGGACAGCATAGCGTATGCGTTCCGTAACCGTCAGATCTGGAAGCGCAAGGCGGACGAGATACGCGAGCGCGATATGAATTTGTGTCAGGTGTGCGTGCGGGGTCTGTACAATTCCCGCAAAAAGTTCAACAGCCGCGATCTGTCCGTTCATCACATTATTTCACTTGCGACAGACTTCGACAGGCGGCTTGACAATAGCAACCTTATCACACTTTGTCGCTATCACCACGAGCTTGCCGAACGCGGTCGAATACCTGCGCGGGAACTGCTGGATATTGCCGCCGAACAGGAAAACGGTGCGGGAATTAGCATAATTTGAATTTATAATAAAATTTATATTTCGTATCCCCCCTACCTCCCGCGGGGTTGAGGGCGGATTCGGGCGACATCTACAGCCATGGCTGTAGACAAAATATTCCCAAAATGAGATTGGAAAGTAGGGGGTGAGGAAATGGGGAGACCGTCAAAGCCTGTGGCAGTCATTACAGAGGAGAAGAAATCGCATAGGACAAAGGCGGAACTTGCGGTGCGAGCCGACGGAGAAAAGGCAATGCTCAGCGGGGCGGAATTGTTCGAGCGAGGCGAGGTAAAGGCGCACAAGGTCGCGCATAGGGAGTTTCTGCGGCTGAACAAGTTGATGAAAGCTATCGGGAAGAATGATGCGCTGTACGGACCTGTGATAAACCGATACTGCATGATCTATTCGGAGTGTCTGGACTTTGAGGATAAGCAGAAAATGTTGTACGAAACCGCCGACGCGCTTGAGAAGAAATTTGCCGAGCTTGACGGTATGGAATTTGATGAGATTATAGCATTTTCAAAGCAGCTTACGGCATTGCACAAGGCAATAGTGGGGTATGACAGCGCAATAATGCAGAAGCGAAAGATGATGTTTGACATTGAAAAAGAGAACTGCATGACGGTTTCGGCGGCGCTTAGAACCATTCCGAAAGAACCGTCAAAGGCGGCAGAAAACCCGCTTATAGCTCTGCTCTCGGGCGGGGAAGATGAGGAAGAAACATGACGGATTACAAAACAATGTACGAATGCGCGGCGGAATTTGCGCGTTCTTTGATACTGGAAGCAAACAGCAAGGACGAGGAAATACGCAGGCTTGAAGCGGAGATAAGGGAGCTGCAAGAGCAGGCGGAAGAACTCCGCTTTAACCCGAACCACGACCCCAAAAATGGACGGTTTACGAGTGGAAACGGGGTTGACATTTCGGGCGGAAGTGGTATAATAGATAAAAAACAGCCGGTAAAAATAAGTTTGCAGTATTTTGCTGAAATTAAGAAAGAGAAGTTCACAAAATATGCTCTTGATCCATTGAGACAGCCTGACAAAGCACGCGCTTTTCGTGAAGCCTTGGGATATACAATGGACAATTATCAAGAACTTATCGACAACATCTCTGTAAACCTTGATGAAAGCGAGTTAAAACTAAAAGGTTCAAATGACCACGGTCAGCTTTATGAATATGTAATGTGCCTGACTGGTGCTAATGGCAAGCAGGCTAACGTTTGCACTAGCTGGATAATTGAGAATGGCAAGACTGAACCGCGGCTTACAAGCGCATATGTGACAAAGAAGAAGGTGACGAGGAACGATGATAATTAAACTTTATGATACTGTTTTGCTTAAAGACGGGCGAAAAGGTTCTGTGGTTGACCTCATTGGCGATGATTATGTCGTTGACATTGATATTGGCGGAGATTATATAACTGAATTGATTTCTTCGTCAGAAATTGAGAACGTAATAGACTAAACCGCCCGTAAAAAGGCGGTTTTCTTATGCAAAAATTTAATAAATTCAGCGTTTTGCATTCGCGTGCAAGGCGCTATTTTTATGCCTTGAAAGGGGGTGATGAAATGAAAATCGAAGTGAGGAGCGCGGGCGAGGTCGTCATAAGCGGGTATGTCAACGCGGTAGACCGCGACAGCCGCTGCCTTCCTCCGTCAATGTGTTCGGAAGCGACAAAGCCGTTCTATGAACGTATCCGACCCGGGACGTTCGCGGCAGCGCTGAAGAAAAACGACAACATAGAGCTGCGGTTCAACCACCGCCGTATCCTCGGAAGCACGAAAGACGGCGCGCTTGAGCTGCATGAGGACGGTGTCGGGCTTTGGGCAAGGGCGGTTATCCGCGACGCGGAAGTTGCGGACAAGGCGGGGCGCGGCGAGCTTCGCGGGTGGAGCTTCGGCTTCTTCGGAAAGCGCGACACATGGGAGGAAGTCAACCCGAACACCAGCCGCCGCAATCTCGAAGAAATCGACCTGCGCGAAGTGTCGATACTCGACAAAACGCCCGCATATATCGGAACGTCGGTCGCGTCCGTGGAGTTTCGCGGCGAGGAAAGCGAGGTCCTTGAACTGCGCAGCGGAGTTGACCCCGAGGGCGAAGCGCCCGACGGAAATGAACCGTCCGAGAAAAAAAGACCCTGGGAATTTTACAAACACGAGGCAGAAATTCTTGCCTTATGAAAGGAGTAACATATGCACAAGAAATTAACGGAAAGAAAGAACGAGCTTGTCGCTGAACTCGGTAAGCTCACGGCAACAATCCAGACGGAGGAACGTGCCTTTAACGAGGACGAGAAGAAGCGCTATGACGAAATCAAGGCGGAAATCGTAAGTATCAACGATACGCTCGCTTCTCTCAGCGAAATGCGCGATTTTACCGAACCTGTCCCCGCTGCGGCGGCAGCTGAACCCAAAAAGGAAACGACCGAGGAATCGGAAATCAGAGAGTTTGCGCAGTATATCCGCACGCTTAAAGCACCCGAAACACGCGCGAACGAACAGAACTTCACTATGAGCGCGAACGGGGCAATCGTTCCGACAACTATCGCGCAGATGGTGATAAAAAAGGCGACCGACCTTTGCCCCATTCTCAGCGGCGCGACGATTTTCCATGTAAAGGGAACGCTCAAGATACCCGTATACGGTCCCGACGCGACCCACAGCAACGACGTGACAGTCGGCTATTCTTCCGACTTTACGGAGCTTACCGCGAACGCGGGTGAATTTACCTCGGTTGACCTTACGGGCTACCTTGTCGGTTCGCTCACGCTCATCGGAAAGACCCTGCTCAACAGCGCGGACGTTCAGCTCGTTTCATTTGTCACCGACGTAATGGCGGAGAAGTTCGCTATTTTCATCGAAAAGGAACTGCTCAACGGCACGACAAGCAAATGCACGGGCGCGCTTTCTACGGGAACGGGCATTACAGCCGCAGCGAAAACCGCGATAACAACCGACGAGCTTATCAAGCTCCAGGCAAGCATTAAGCAGGCATATCAGCACAACGCTTGCTGGACAATGAGCGCAAAGACTTTCACGGCGATAAAGACGCTCAAGGACAGCAATAACAGATACCTGCTCCAGGACGACGTAACGCAGGAATTCCCGTATCGTCTGCTCGGAAAGCCCGTGTATATCTCGGACAATATGCCCGAAATCGCGGCGGACGCAAAGCCTATCCTTTACGGCGATTACAGCGGACTTGCGGTAAATATCCGCGAGGAACTTTCTATCGAAGTCCTCAAGGAAAAGTACGCAACGCAGCACGCGGTAGGTATCGTGGGCTGGATCGAGCTTGACAGCAAGATAATGGACGCGCAGCGCCTCGCCGTTCTTAAAATGGCGGCAAGCGGCTAAGGAAAGGAGCTTCACATGAAGTATAGAGCAGTAACGAGCTTCTGCGGTGTTCCCGTTTCGGCGAGAATGGGGGAAGTTCTCGAAATATCGGACGAAAATGTTGCGGCTGACCTTGTGAAAGCGGGGCATATCGTCCCCGCCGAGGAAGTCGCGCAGGAAGCGGCAGCCGAACCCGAAAAGGAAGCGGCGAAGCCTGTAAAAAAGTCCGCAAGGGGTAAGAAAAATGAAGCTGAGCGAACTGACGGCTGATATTATCAGAGCGCACAGCGGCATCTCCGATGAATCGGAAGAAACCGCAAAGCTGGTCGATATGTACAAGGCAGCCGCGACGGCGTTTATCCTCGGGTATACGGGAATTTCTGCGGAAACGCTCGACGAACACGAGGATATGACCGTTGCGTGCTGCTGTATCATTGACGATATGTACAACAACCGCAGCATGACGGTCAGCCGCGACACGCTCAACCCGACGGCACGGCAGATACTCGATATGCACAGCCGCAATTTGCTTGCGTAGGAGGTGCGCCGTGGCATTCAAGAACCGTTTACGGCTTTTCACACTAATCAGCGGGAAAGGCACTTCGCCGCCGACAGAGCAGGACGCAGCCCGCGTATGGGCAGAGGTGACCGATATGGGAGTTACCACAAAATACGCTGCCGCGGCGGCGGGAGTTTCCGCCGAGCTTCAAGCCGTAATGTACCGCCGCGAATACGGCAGACAGACCCACGCCGAATATGGCGGCGTGAAATACAAAATCAGCAGCACGGGCAGGACCGATAACGACCTGCACATAAAGCTGATACTTTCTAGGGGGTAAATATGGACGTATACAAGGATATTGACGAGGCGCTCGAAGCGGCGGGACTTCCTTACTATCACGGAATGCCCGAATTTTCCGAAAGCGACGAACCCGAGAAATATATCTCGTACACGCTTCACGAAAAGCCCGTTTTCTACGCTTCAGGAAAGCCGCAGGCGCTCAGCGTTTGGGCGGCGGTATCGGTGTTCAGCCCCTCGGCGGACGGGGAGCTTTATCGGAAGATCGCCGAAACGCTTGCCGCGCACGGATATGAGTATCAGAGCGGAACGGACGCGGGAACGGTCACGCCGTACCCCTGCAAAAAGCACTATGTAATGGATTTTATCCGCAATTACTACAAGGAGGAATAACAAATGGCAGACACAGTTGTAAACACTTCGAGAGCGCCGTCGGTCAGCACCGACCGCCTCGCATTCGCGCCGCTTGCGGCGGACACGGATTCCACGCTCACATATGGCGACGTTGTTGAAATAAGCAAGGCTTCTATTTCGGTAAGCCGCACGCCGAAGATGAACAGCAGCAAAATGTACGCAAGCGGTCAGGCGGTCGCAAGCTATGTCGCAAAGGCGGGCGGACAGCTTCAGATAACAATGCCGTCGCTCGACAATTCGGACGAGGTGCTTCTTTTCGGAAAGAGCTACGACGCGACCACAAAGACCGTAACTAACAACAAGGACGACTATGTTCCCGCAGTTATGGCGATATATTCGACCGACCGCGCGGACGGCACAAAGAACCTTTACAAAATCATGAAAGTAAAGTTCGCTGAGGGCGCGGAGAACGTTGAAACTTCCGACGACAGCGGCGCGAAATTCCAGTCTGTTCAGATAAGCGGCGACTATGAGCAGCTTATCAAGAACGGCGACGACGTTATCGTTCTTCGCGGTGTTGACCCCACAACAGAGGACGGCAAGGCGCTTATTTCGGCGTGGTTCGGTTCTGCGCTCGGCGGACTTCCCGCAGGGCATTACCCGACAACTCCCACGGACAGCGAGGAGCAGGGCGGCTAAGGCAAGGCTGTATTATCCCGCCGTCAATGCGGCGGCGGGGATAGTACATATATGAGGTAGAAAATGTTTATCGAAATTGAGAAAAAGCGGACGGAATTTCCGTTCGGAGAAGCTAAGCTCTGGTTTAGGTTTGATAACAGGGCGTTTTTAAATATAGAAAAATCGGGGCTTTGCCCCTTTGATACAAGAGATATTTCCGAAAATGCGGCAAAAGCGCGGGTGTTCATTTCCGAGGGACTGCGTGACTGCCTTAAAACGCTCGGGGTAAATGAGCGGAAAGACGAGATAACCAACGCGCTCATGTCGGGCGGCAGCGAAAGTGTAACAACGCTTATACAGCGCGCGGTCCTCGAAGCGCTTCCGCTAAGCGCGCTGAACGGGAACACCGAAAAGAGCGAAAACAAAGCCAACGCGGGAACAATGCTGAGCCTTTACTGCGATATTATGCACCGCCCCGAAGAAGAATTCTGGAGCGCGACGCTTCGGGAAATAACGGAGCGGTGGGAGCGGTACGCGGTTATAAAAGGCTACAGGAAAGCGCCGATACAGATACGGAGGTATGATGACTGATGAGCGGGTATATAGATCTGGGACTGGACGGATTTCAGCGCGATATACAGGCGCTTGAGGAGAAATTCCGCAAAATGGACAAAAAGGTTCAGGACCGTATCGCAAAGGAAGTAGTCGCCGAGGCGGGGCAGATCTTTCTTGAGGAACAGAAAAGGCTGCTTGCGAGCGCGCCGAATCCGAAATATCATCAGTTCGCCGACTGGCTGAAATTATGGACATACAAGGATAAAAGCGGCTGGCACGTTCATGTTGGCTACCCGACCGAGGTTATCCGCGAGCATATCGGAGTTCTTATCGTTGAGTTCGGACGTCCCGGGAAAAAGGGCAAGAAAAAGGGCGGAAAGGATTCGCTCGGCAGAAAAATCGGTAAAGTCGAGCCGTATTCGCACGTTGTCGCTTCAATGTTTTTGAAAAGGGAAGAAGTTATGGAAGAGGTCAAGCGGCGGTTTTACGAGGAGATAGAAAAGATATGGAACGAGTAGAGAGCAAGACGGCGGACTATGAACGAATGTATGAAGCCGCTGTTGAAATGGCGCGCAGCCTTATACGGGAAACGAACGCAAA